AGTTAAAACAGTACCCATTGTAATAGATCTATCTGATTGTACGGTGTTATTTCCGCCAGGAGCATCACCAAAACCATCTGCGAGAGGTATCACTTGACCAGCTCTAAAAACCTTTTTAAGAACAACTGTTCCTGAAGAACCAAATGTTCTAGTAGGACCAGATACATCTACTTTATTACCTGTCCTAAAAGCACTTACTACAAAAGAGTTAGCGGTATCACCCACTATTCTAAATTGGTCTCCAATATTTAAATAGGCAGAAGGTGCCGTTGCGCCGGATAAAACAAATGTATTTGATCCTGCATCTCTTGTAGCTGAAGTATCTAAAGCATATTTAGCTTCAACTGATTGATCAGACGTTATTTGCCATCTCGTTCTAACGCCAGAAGATCCAACTTGTTGACTAGCAGTTTCCACAAAACTAGCACCAGATAAATCTCCAATTCCTACAGTACCTGTGGTAGAACTCCATGTACCTGTAATATGTCTTTTTGTTTGATACGATTGATTCTCTAAAGCAACACTGTCAATGGCCTCATAAGATGAAGTATCGGTTACTAGATCTTCAGCAGGCAAATTAATTAAATAACTATTGAGATTCGTATCTTCTAGAGCAGCAGTATTTGAAAATCCTAATACACCGTCTTGTAGAACCACATCTGCATAAGATGCTGGAGAAGTCGGCGTGTATATCGATCTTACATGAGCAAAAGAATTTGCTGTCATCTGAACATCGTACAAATACATCCTATACCGAGCATCAAAACTACCTTTTACTCCAGATTGCCATTCTAATCCGCGAATTTTAGCTGAACCTATTTGTGAAGCAGGAGGACTTACTCCAGCAGATTTTGCAGATTCAAGAACAGCATTTGCTGCAACATCATGTAGTTGTACCGTCTTATGTTCATCATAATCAAAATCTCCTAACAATTGATCAACAACAACATAATTACCTATATTCGCATATTGAGTTGTTCCTTCAATTGACTCTATATCAATACCCTTTTCAACATTAACATAATACGTTTTTAATATATCAAAATCATAACCAGAAACATAACCTTTACCAGGAGAAACGCCTGCTGCTAAAAGTGCTGTATTACCATTTTGTGTTGTACCACTCCATATCCCTCTATTACCTGTTCCTTGTAAATGTTCGTTAATGGTCAAGTTTAATCCACTAACAATGTAATCTCCAGACTCATCATATGTTCTTTCAGCTAGATAATCGCGAATAGCAGAATAAACTGTTTTATCATATTTTTCTTTAATAAAACCATCTTCAACAACAACTCTTTCTATAAAATTGTCGGTAATGGATTCGCCTTCATTTAAAACTTTAATAGTTGGAGTAAGTTTCAGTCTATCTGCACCAGGAGCAGCATAGTTATATGCGCCTTGTGCTGGATCTAAAAGAGTATTATCGTCTGTAAATGATACAATTTCTTCGTCTATGGTATAACCAACTCTTACACTTGGTCTGTTATTATACTTCGACGCAATTATCGATTGTCTATCAGCTCGTATAAAATGGTCTTTAGCAAAAAGTATACCTTCGTTTATAACTACCTGATAACCATAACCAGACGCATTTGCACTTAATAAAGTAGCAGTAACACCTGTATTTGAGGTAATAGTTTCTCCACTTCTAAATATTTTTACTGAACTATTTGAACCCGAGTTTGTTGTTTTAACGAATAGAGTTTTGGTATCTGGTAAAGAAGCTTCTACACCATCAGCGGTATCTAAAACAACTGCTGTTAATCCAGAAGTTCCTCCTGTAATCGATTTTCCTAGAAAATCACTAACATCTACTGTGGTTCCAGATTGTTCATCTAATAATCTAACCCATTGAATTTTATCGTCAACAGAAACAGCGTTGCCTCTTACGACACTGCCTTCTTTAAAGACGTGTTCACCGAAGCGATCAATCTGGTTTTGTAGAATTGTTTGAAGTTGAGTCAATTCACGAGCTTGAACAGCAAGACCTGGCTTAAACAAAACTCGATGAAAATTCTTCGATTCATCATAGTCGTCGTAGTAAGGATCTACATTAAAATTAGTTTGCAATGTTCCTGTATTTGCTAATGCCATTGACTATCTCTCTTAATATGTTATTATCATTTTCAGATCTTCGATTTGATCTGAATCTCTAATTATTGGAAATCTATTTTCTATATAAAGTATATCGCCACTACCCTTCTTGACAACAGGATATATAACTTCTTCAACAATGCCTTCATATTCAGAAGAAGTAGCTTCTGCATCAATCGGCCAATCTATGGCCGCGCTGTCGTGTTTTAGTCTAATCAATTCTCCACTATTACCTTCTCCCTCGTCTAAAAAGATGTAACCATCTTTGTATCTAGGAGAAGTAAGTGATAGTATACCTGTCGCTGATGTATTTGAAACATAATCAATAGCAAAAGCTCTATTCACCTGTGCGTATAATTCTGCATCTAATGCCCCAGCGGCAGCACTATTAGCAAGTTCGTAATTCTTAGCGAATTCATCAAAACTTACCATGCCTACAGCTAACATTCCAGAATTATTTGAACCATAAGCTTCAAATGTTGTATTTGATAATCCCCTAATTTGTTTTAATTTAAGTTTTAAGGTATTATCTACCGCTCTTTCAGTGATTAAAGCATTGTTAGACCTATATCTAGGGTATTGTAATATTCCATATGTTCTGAAATCTTTTGTCTCTAAAAATTCTTCTTGTTCAGTTTTCGATAACTTAATACTGAACATTAAATCGCCATTATGCAATTCTCTAACCGCGTCTGAACCATGGCCACCTGGTGGCGAAATGTTTGGTAAAGCAGTTGTCGTTACCGACACAAGATTAGCAGGGTTATTAAAAAATCCATCTTTTACTATTGCGGTAGCAGTCGTATTGTTTCTGCCTCTATTAATCATATTAATGTAATTAATACTATTTGACGCTAGAGGATTGATATTCGCATAAGCAGTAGGAGTTCCGTCGCCATCAGCAAGAACTTCCACTCTAGGTCCCAAAACAATATAACTAGGATTTGGAGCAGTGTTAGATAAAGGTAAGCTTAAAGGATCTTCAAAAGTTATTGTCCTTGTTGTCGCTGCATAATTCGAGACCTTTCTTAATTGTCCAGAACCGTCACCGGTTTCTACAAATACATTACAGTCTTTATAGTATTGATCATCTACAGCGTTTGCTTCTGTAGGCAAAATAATTGTAGAGGTATTTATATACTCTTTAATGAATCCAGAGAAGTTAATAAATCCATTTGCTGAACTGATAACATCAATACTATCTACTGTACCAATTGTGGCTGCTGTTTGGATGTTAAATTGGTCTGCATTAAAGTTATCGAGAACAGTAGCTTTCTTGATTGGAATATATTCAGAGCTTAAAAACTTTTCGATATCAGACCCAACGACAGGGTACATATATTTCCATTCATAACCATCGTCGGTAATAACAGTATCGGTCAGTTCTGTTTGTCTTGGTTCTACAGTTGATTGTGTGCCTTTATTGTTGTCGATGCACTTATAAACTCTAAAATCGGAAGTGATTACATAAAATGGATTTGTTGTATTGGCAAATAAATCCACACTATCTTTATACTTGGAATATACTGTACCAGAAGTCCAATTATATCTTGGAATCGCTAATGATAAATCAGTTACGTCGATTCGTTTCATTGCAACGATTCTGTCCCAAATGTCAAAATCGATTGATTCTACACCTTCGGTAGGATTCGGCGGATCCCTAAAAGATTCATCAGGCGGGTCACTGTCCCAAAGCCATTCTTGAGTGTTGCCTATAAACAAATAGTAACTGCCTTCTTCAGCAAAGTTATCAATGAAGTGCTGAGCATTGTCACTTCTTAAAAATCTTGTTACTTTTGCAGGCATTTACAAACTCCGAAAAACTTATTTATTTATTTATATTACAAAACAGTAGTGTTACTGAAAGGATATGTGTTCGCATATCGAGAAATAACGATGTTGTAAGTGTTGGCTTCGAGACGAGCCGTACCATCTGATTGAATATTAATCACGGTATTTGTAGTACTATTCGCAGCAATCTGGAAGGTGTTCGTCGTGGTGTTCAACACATAGTATGTTGTTCCGTCTACTATATTTATATTTGCAGCAGAGGTATTTGCAATATTATAGAAGATAACATTATCATTGTTTGAGAACTCATGAGAATTTCTTGTGACTAGATTACCAGTAGCTGTAAATGTCACATTTGCATTTGTATTAGCAAGGAACGCAAAGTTTTTATCTATCGATATCTTCGCAGTTTTATCTCCAGTATATGCAACAAACGGAGTTACATTTCCGCCATAATAAGTTTGAACAACGACATTTGATCCAACTTTATTTGTAATCAAGAATGGGCCACCGTTGTTTTGTTTATTGATAGCCTTGGAGATATTAATCGTATCACCAACATTTGCAACACCACGAATAGATGTGTTGGCGATAATAACATTACCAGTTGCAAAACCAAATCCAACATCTTGATGTAAAGAAGGCGAAAGTTTAACGGTTCTTCTAGTATCGAATACAGATATCGTGTTTGAGTCAATAGCACTTTTGACCGTGTAAACTCCGTCTGAAAGATAAGAACCTGTTATTTCTACTTTATCGTTGGCTTGAACATTTTGGAAAATATTGTTATTTGAAGATATTGTGTCACCAGTGTTTGAAGTGACCTGAGCCAAAGCGATTGTGTTTATCGATGGTTTACTTACTTCAATAGACAGATTCGCATCCAGAATTTCAAATTTAATTAGAATCTCATTATCTTCTTCTAATGATTGATCCAGTGTATCTGAAAGATAAACACCACCAAACAATTTCATACCAGCAGGATGCATTGTGTTTAAGGCAGTGTCTCTATAAGAAGTTAAGTTTTGATCAGATCTTATTTCATAAGAAAACTCTTGATAATAATAGTTATCTTGTAAATACTTATCCCAACTCAACCAACCCTTTGTATCTGTATAACGACCCAAGAATTGAATAATTGATGATGAGGTCGTGATACCCACACCAGGTTCAGTTTGTTCCCTTGTTAGGTTATCAAGAGTCACTTCATTACCCGTAACATAGTTATCGCCTTGAAGATCTACTCTAACACTTGCAATCGTTCCTGAACGATACACTGCTTGAATATCAGCGTTAAACCCAAGTATACCTCCAGGAAGACCAGCATTGTTTGCTATATTTTGATCAGCTAAGAAATCATATCTAACTCTACCAATAGGTCTCAAAGGATTGTAACCAAAACCAGAATCGGTTGTTGTGACTGAAGTAATTGTTCCGGTATTTACAATCGATGTTCCTAAAGCACTAACAATTGTTGAGTTAACATTCGATAAAGCAAGGTTAGCAGATAATCTAGAAACGCGGCCATGTATTCCAGGACCACCTTCAAAAATCTCTTGTCTAATTCCAAAAAATAGACCATCTTTAACTTTAAATGTATTTGTAGTAGAATCGGTTACTACATAAGAATTCGCACTCGTATTTACAGTAAAACTAGAACCAGGTCCAGTATAACCACTTACATTATCATCAACACCAATATATTGTGTATTACCTGTTATGAAAAAGAATCTCACAACATCGTTATCTTCAAATCCGTGGCCAGTTTTGATGATCGTATTTGATGTAGCATCGAATGTACAATTTGAATCGTAAGCTTGAACAAAGGTGACATTAGCGCCGGTATTACTTTGACCAGGAACAACATCAAGTGCATATTCAATAAAATCATCAAAGATTGGATATTCGACGAAGGGCGGACCAACTTGAGAAACAATAAACGAAGCTTCTTGTCCGCTACCGCCAATTACCTGTGGTTCGTTTGAAGTTGATACAATATCACCTACAGCATATCCAGAACCACCATTTGCGACAAAGAACTCGACAGCAGAATCGGCACGAGTTGTTAGTACCGTGGCTTGTCCTCCTGTACCACTACCGTCGCCAGTCAAAGATAAGCGGTCGCCAACTTCGTGACCATAACCACCATCAGCGGTCATTGCAACAGATATGACGGGACCTACATCAGCAGGTTGCAGATCAACGGAAAGTTTACCATCAGAACTTGTTAATTTTTCGCCTAATTCAAATTCACCAATTCGATTGATCAGATAAACAAGGTATAATTTTACACCTTGGTCTTCGATTAATTCAATGCGGTTAACAATCGCAGAAGAACCAGAAGATTCTCCAATTAATCTAACGCCTGGCAAATCTGAAGGTTCACCATTCACAACGTATTCTACTTTAATTGCGACTTCTTGTACCCAACGACCATCAGACGCACGAAGTAAATCGTCACCAGGATTGTAAATCTCAATCTCTTCTCCGAACAAAGCACGGAAAAGAATACGATAACCTACCGGTGAACCTCTTACTTTATAAACTTCTTTGATGTGTTTCGCAAGTAAATCTCTATTTGCAATTAATCTTTCAGGTATGCTTGGTATAATTTCACGAGCAATATAATCAAAATAATCTTCTGGTGCAGTATCAATGTCTTGATAGTCTAAAAGACTGTGTACAGCCTCAATATAATTATTGGCCTGTTCTTGAGATTCGTAATATCTCTTAATAAATTGAATGAGCTTCTGGCCAGATAACCTAGCAAAGAGAGGAAATTGGTCCTCTATAAAAACAGAAGTTCTATTATCGGTCGTCATATAATTGTACCGAGGTTTGTTTCATTAATTTGTGTTACTGAGCCTGTTGTTGTAACTGTTATAGAACTTGAAGTTTCTTGTTGTCTATCGTCTATGACAGTTATTTTAGTATCGGACAATAACATGATTAAATATTTAGATGTAACTAAATTAGAATCTACTGGAGTAGCGTTTATTTTTATTTCATTTCCCGATACACTATCAGGTCCGAAATTAGGTAAAGTTAAAATACCATTTTCGTAATCAATTGTTCCTATATTATTATCCGTATACACAACCTGATTCAGATCGTTAAAATAATACAATCTTAAATTTCCATTTGAATCGTCATCAAAAAAGACTTTTCTACCACCTACGGTAAAAGAAGAAGATGAAATATTTGATTGACCTGAAATATTAATTAGTTTTTTCGAATAGTTAATCGTATACTTAGATTTTAAACTCTGTAAAGGAGTAAATCTTTTTTGTAATTGTATTTTCGTGTCACTATAGAGTATAGACGGGTCAGTTTGGTCTATAAGCCTAGAGAAGAGTGAATAACGGAAATATCTATTTTCAAAATTACCCAAATAGGTCGTTTCGAAATTCTGTACAGTAGTGGCCACCTTATTTGCAATTTGTCCTGCGTCTAAGGAAGTGGCATTACTATCATAGTAAACCGTTATACTTGGTATGATATAATTATATGAAGGGTCAATGAATTCAATTTCATTTGTCATAACATTATATCTTTTTAATTGCTTTCTTATGTCATCCTTTTGATTAGTCGATAAAAGAGTTCTAGAACCCTTTGGTTGAATACTAGCAAATACTTTACCATAAACAGGAGGATCATTTGTTTCACCACCCCAAATACGCAAAGAATTGATTAAACCTGGAAAATCTCTGAGTAATATTCTTCTATAATCTTCAGCTAATACGGCGCGATTCTGTGTTTCATAATTTTTAGGAGCATTATATTTTATTGATTCGATTGTCTCTATATCAGCACCATCATATGTTTGATTTGAAACGCTGTTTATTGTGATATCAGGGTCTACAGCTGACCAAGAAGAATCGGTTCTAACATCATTACCATCATCTCCCACCGATACTCTATAATTCACTTCGACAATGTTACCATCTGTTAATTTTTTACCTATGTTATCATCACCGAAATAAAGTTCGTATGTGCCATTTGTCACTTCTTGTAGGAAGTAAACCGCTGAAGTTGATTTTACCTCTTCGATATTATTTGCTAAAGTAAAGATTTCTGTGTTTGTCGAGCCTAGAGTCTGTCGAATTGTGACGGTTATTGATGCGGTGTCTATGTTAGTATTCGTTAAAACATATTTTACAGGATTTGAATCACTGACAGTAAAGGTTTGATCGACATATATTCCTTCAAAAACATCAATATCGGTTGTGTAGTTCAGAGTCTTATAAACATTGTAAGCTTGACCTGTGACAAACTGTAAAACTTCGCCTGTGTCGGAAGTAACTTTAAAAATTTCTCCTTTCGGTATCGTCACAACATCTGAATCATCGGTTTCGTTGTATGTAATATTCATACTTGTTCTTGCAGACCTTACGGACGCGGGTATGTAATCAAGCATCTTAGCTCTTGAAACAACACTGTCTCTGAGTTGTGCTGAATCAAGAAACATTTCATTACCTATCATACTCGTATAGAAAGCATTCTGGTACGAATTGTATGCAAGCATATCCAATAAAAGATTAACTACAGACCCTTGAAAGTTATAATCTTTGAACTCATCTTGGTCTGATATGTAATCTTTGATCGATTGTTTTATTTTACTAAAATCTAATTCTGTTACATCTATTTGTGACATTTTATCTTACTCTTTCTACGATAACATCGACAGTCACGGGCTCTGCTGAGGTTACTGGAATGAATTTTACTGTTATTTTAAGTGTGTTTCGATCTGCATCTGGAAATACAGAAACATTTAGTATATCTGCTCTTGGTTCATAGTTTTCAAGTGATGTGGTGATATCTTCAGCAATTAGAAATTGTGTATAAGTAGATTCGACATTATCAAATAAACGATTGTAAATATTACCACCAAGATATGGTTCATAAGGTCTTTCAAAAAAATTAGTCAAAACAATATTCTTAACAGATTGTATAATTGAATCTGCATTTTTGACAGCTTTAACATTACCAGTTACAGGATGAGCTGTAAACGATAATGGTATGTCCGAATAAACTTTATTTTTTGATTCTACAAACATGTTATGTTACTCTGTCTGATCCGCCTTGGTCTGCTACTATTTCTCTGATTGAACCTGGATCTGGTTGAGGTGTTTTACCGTCATTTCCAGATACAGGCCGTATTACTGCAACTAATCCGAATTCTGTTCCCTTTTCTATCGAATAAGGTCTAACCGTGACCTTGTTGCTCTGATTGCCTCCTAAACACATGACTTTACCAGCAGGAGCGTTCTTATTACCTGTCCAAAATCCTATATGTCCGTAAGGGGAAGACCTAAAAGGTTTACCACTCTTACCGCTACGACCAAAAACAAGTATATCGCCAGGTTTCATTTTATCGGGTTCATAAGTAGTCGAAATTAAAATGCCGATTTTACTCGCATTTTGCTCATATGCTCTAGAAGATAAAGTCTTTAGGTATTTATTACCGGATCTACGAAGCATTGCGCCAGCAAAAGCAGCACACCATGCAGTTTTATCATATCTCAAAGGATTAATTGACTTAGCGACTCCTAAGCATCCCATATCCTCAAAACATCTTATTATGTTTGGATTTCCTGGATTCGAATACTTAGCTCGACCTTCAGCTGCGTCGCCGTCTACCCATGCATCAGGACCTAAATCTTTTGCTGAAAGTGCTACATCTAAAACATTTGAATGCGGTTTATCTTTACCATGAGCATTTTGGTCTTCAACTTGTTGTCCTGTAGGTCTATTATTAGAATCTGTTACGCCACTATTACCGACAGCTCTGCTTGTAGTTAACGCTTCGTTTGAAGTGGTAACATCAGTTTCGTACTTAGAAGATGAGTTTGAATCTTGGCCTGAATCGTCTGGTGCAAAACCGCTTTGTTCACCGCCAGGCGTTGAGCCTAAATCTTCTCGATAAACATCTTGAAAACCTTTTCCTATATCTAATTTTCTACCATACCTAGGGAATATACTAGGGTATTCATTCAGAGCATAAGACTCCAGAATTAATGCGTCTGGTACAGTAACAGCTGCAATATTATCAGGAGACTCGAAAACACAAACTTTTAAGAAGTCCGTATTGTCACAATAAAAACCAGTAATATTTTTCGCAGAATAAAATGTGATATTTCCACCATCCGAAGAATGCAGTTCAATTTCACCTGAACGAACTCTAAACTCATCTTTCGTGTTGATATCAAAATTCTTTTCAGACTGAGCGAGTAGTTGGTCTTTTGTGCTAAAGGTCATTTTACCAGACGATAAAGATGTATAGGTAGATGTGGTAGTTTGACTTATAGCTTGTTTGGCCTCCAATGTGTGACTGCCATCTGTAGTCACATTAATACTACCGCCCACATCCATGGTGTAGTTTCCAGCGACATATGTTTCCATATCACCGTCAACTTGCGTGACTAATTTTCCTCTGACATATAAAGACGCATCACCATCAACATACACTTTTGAAACACCACGGACTCTCACATAATCATCACCATAAGTGATGTGATAATTATCTTTCATAGTGCGATTTACACGGCTGCCGTCAGGATGATATTCTTCCATTGTACCTGTACGGTGCATGGTAGCAATTCTTTCGGCGCCTAGTGTATCATCAAATTCCTGTATATGGCCAGATTCGGTTTCTCTTACTTGTGAATATGGGTACTCACTGTTTCTACTCGGTACAGGTTCTCCTGTCAAATCGTCCACATATTGATTTCTAAACGCAATCGAGGGATGCAAATTAGCGTTTGTTTCTTCTTCGGTTCTTAAAAGTTTTACAGATTCTTCCCGTATCGTTTTTGTGCGAACCAAACGATTCATATCAGGTTCATTTACTCTTTGAGGATAGACACCTCTAGGATCATTGAAACCACAAGTCGAATCTGGATATTTTGTTGGTATACCTGATATCGCACCGAGTATTAGTGGGTGTTGTTTATGTTCTCCGTCCATAAAAAAACCAACAACCCATGAACCTTCTGCATAACCAGTGGATGTGCCGCCAACATCACCAGAAGTAGCGGAAGAAGGTACAGTTATTTGAGCCCACGGCAAATCTTCCGTAGGCAAAATATCTTTGTCGGCTGTTTGCCAATGGGTGCGAACACGAACACGACCCATCTGCAGCGGGTCGTTTCTATCTTCGACTACACCCATAAACCAAACAAAATCTGTACCTATATTATGCATCGTTATTATCCAAAAGTGTCCACCTGAGTTTGAACTTCTCGTCTTCTAGCTGTTACTTTATCCGTATCTCTGAATTTAGTTGTAGCATAAGTGTCCTTCACACATTCAATTTCCGTCACATAAGATTTATTTGCAAATAATATTGTGTGATTAACCTTTGTTACTAAAAAGAAACCTCCAAAGTTTTCGTTACCAAAAAGTCGATTGTATAATTGTTTTTGTTCAAAATCGTCAATGTTATTAGAAAGAATGTTTAGATTGACCATGTGACCAATTTGTATATCACTGTTTCCTGGTATCGTAAAGGATATGATGATATTGTTAAACTGTACTTTCGAGGCGTAATCATATTTCAGAAATTCATGAAATTTCTTAGGATTTCTCAATTGATGATCACGGGCTCTTGCATTTTTGAAAACACCATCTGTATCATCATATTCAGGTCCTAAATTCGTAATAACATAATTTTTATGTTGAAATTCATCACATTTAGTTTTATGGTTGTTGACCTTAGACTCTGTGTAGAGCGAAGTCTCCGAAAATATACCTACTCTTTGAGGACCTTCTAAATCTGTTTCTAGATGAGCTATATCTTTATAATCTCTATCGTAAATAAAGGGATCAAACTCTATTCTTTTTGTTAGAGGGTCAAGAGAAACTAGAGTGCTGGAATATAGACCTCTATCCATATTTTCAGCATTATCCATCTGCCTAATAAAATTTAATTCTAATATTCTTTGATCTTGCCTAATATTTTTGCCGAAAATAGACTTACTTGTGGAAGGATCAACTCTACTGTCTAAAAAGTAAAAATCTTGTACTAATCCACCACCGTCTATTAATGTTCTGTCTCTATAGAGTAAATGATCTATAGTTACAAAATTCCAACCATCATCATTTTCATAAAAAATGAAATTAGAAGATTTTGTACTTTTAGTTCTTTCCGTTATGTCTACCGTATATTCTTTTTTAGGAGGCTGTTGAAACTGAGTATTACTAGACGCATTACTATTATACTTTATCTTTTGTGTGACTAAAGTATTGTCTATGTCCTGAGTTTCAAAACAAACTCGGTTAATCGCATCTAAAGGCCGAAAGTTAGAAAAATTCAAACATATATTTTCACCACTCGGTAATCTCTTTAGTTTTTTGCCACTAGCAGTTTCATCGACCTGTTTAATTAAATCATATTCGATAGGACTAGGTTTCAGATAATTATCGTAAATATCCTGAACAACATTTTCACCTCTCCAATCATAATAAGTTCTATTGACAGAATACCGCATATTATTAATTGCTTCTGAAGATATTCCGTAAAGAGTATAAAGTGAAGCTCTGTTGGCAGTTTGCTTTCTATCTTCTATTCTGTAAATTCTAAAAACAAATGTCAATAGTTTATCGAATTTGGTAATAGTGGGATTTATTTCTAACAGAGGAGTTTTAAACCCTAAAACTAAAGTCTCATCACCTATAATAGGAAAGTTTTCAAGAAAAGCAGCTGGATCTGTAACCTGAATTTTACAGTTAATGGCATTTTGAAATAAATCATACCCTATATCTATAGAATCTACTATTACTTCTATATTTTCAGGAGCATTTAAATAATTAAATAAAACACAATATTGTAAATCAACCTGAAATGTATTATTGTAATTCTCTTGCGTCATGATGAAAGCGCGCTTCTCACTTCAGATAAAAATTGTTGTAAAAACTCCTCTCTCAGTAGTTTTATATTTCTTTTGTCATCGTTTAATCTTTGTTCGTATTCAAAATTTCTAACAATATCCCTTTCGCTGACAGGCAAAGTGTCGTATTTGGCCTTATCGATAATCAACCTTTTTTCTGGTATTTTTGTGCCGTCAAATAAAACCTGTTGTTGTTGAACAATCCACTCATAATGATGGATATTATCGGTAGTAGTTTCTCTTGAAGCGTTTTCAACAGAACCGTATTTCTTTATAATGAAATTATTAAAATCACGATAACCTAGAGGCCAGTCATATTTTGGATCAATAATATTGTTCGTGACATAAATGACCCAATCTAAAGTTTCGTTTCCATAAAATTTGAAACTTATTTCAGAAGCACTTTCTTCTTCTATGATATATTCTTGATATAGAAATTTACTGTTTTTAAGCTTTTCGACAATCTTAAATCGAACAAGAGGATTCTGTACGACCTGTGAAATACCGTCGCCGTCAATATCATAAGAAACGAATGGAAAATTTCTAAAATAGAATGACATTTTATCTCCTTTCGTCTTTTATTAACTTCTTCGTAAGTGCTGCTGTTTCTTTGAAAGAACAAGTAATACTTACATTGATTGGCATTCTATCAGTTGCTTGATAGAGAGGTCTACCAGAAGCGTGATAATCGACAGAAAAGTTTTCCATTATTGACGGACCTATAGTGAATAGATTTTCATCGGAGAAAAATTTAATAACAAAGATTTCAGGATATTGAAAATAAGCACCGTCGCCGCCACCTGGGTGTGAATGGTATTTTAATTTCTGAATTATGTTTTGTATAGCTTGACCTTCTTCTCTGCTTTTTGCCGTTAAATTCCAACTAAACTGATGAGGTCTTAGTTCCGGTTTTTGATAGGTCACTGTTTCGAATTTATTAGCAGAAACTCCAGCTAAAGCACCTAAACCTTGGGATATAGAAGGCGCAGTAGTGCCTCCTAATAAAGCTCCAAGGTTAGATCCGCCAGGAATTTTACCAATAAGCGCGCCTACACCAGCAGCTGCTTCTTCTGTTAAGAATAAGTTTTTAACAATATCGCCTGCCTTAGCGTCTGAATTGAAACTTCCTATAGCTAAACTGGCTAAATTTTCATAATTATTCCATTGTTGTTGGTATTGCGTTTGTAATTGTAGAGGTAAAGGTAATCTTATATTACCAACACTATTTTTTAAACTTTTTTCAGTTTCAGCTCTGTATACAAATTTATAGACTCCTATATTACACCATTGTTCTACTTCTTCAAGAGGATAAGCTTCATCGCGTTGACCTATAGTTCCTACTTCATACGCATACTGCTCTACAATTTTATCACCTACTTTTCGGAAGCCTTTAACCGTTTCTTCTACTGTTAGAGGGCCAAGTTTACCTATGGCGGTGTTGTCTGCGTCTAATTCTGACATAAAACTAAATACTCTTTAATGTTTATTTTATATTTATAACGACATGCCAGAATATTATCAGGGTAAATTCAAACCGACCAATCCAAAGAAGTATCGCGGCAATCCTACTAACATCATTTTTCGATCTGGTTGGGAACTCAAGTTCATGAAGTTCTGTGACACTAATGAAAGCATCATAGAATGGGGATCAGAAGAAGTAATAATACCTTATAAAAGTCCTCTTGACGGCCGATATCATCGATACTTTCCGGACTTCTCTGTAAAAGTAAGAACGAAAGATAAGAAGGTCGAAAAATGGATTGTTGAGATCAAGCCATTTAAACAAACAAAAGAACCTAAGAAGAAAAAACGAGTAACCAAAAACTATCTGTACGAAGTAAAAACATATGCGGTGAATAGATACAAGTGGGACTATGCTGAGAAATGGTGTAAGAAACATGGGTATAAATTTCGAATACTCACAGAAAATGAACTCAACATCAAATATTGATATAAATAGAATATAAACGATAGGATTTTAAATTGCCAGCAACAACATTTGAAAGAGCATTAAGAAACAGCCCTGGTTCTGGTCAAGGTTCAATTGACTGGTTTCGGGATAATGTTACTCGTATGCAAACTACACCGGAACGAGTCATTCGCGAAGGCCGTGATAATATGACGATGCAACCATTAAATGGTAAAATGTATCTATTTCAATATGATCCTAAAACGAAGAAAAGACTAAAATACTATGATCGATTTCCTCTGGTATTGAAACTAAAAAAATTACCAGAAGGATTTCTAGGCATCAATTTTCATTATCTACATTACAAACAAAGAGCTATACTGATGAACGCCCTGTATGAGTACGCAAGCGATGAAGAGTTGAACGAAGAAAGTAGAATACAGGTCACTTATCAAATATTAAAAGGCAATTCAAGAACAAGATTATTTAAACCCGCATTAAAAAGATACTTAAAGTCGCATTTAGAGTCAAGGTTTCTAGAGATAATGCCAGAACAATGGAACGCAGCAATCATGTTACCTATTGCAAGATTCGAAAAGGCTACTAACAGAGACGTTTGGAGAGACAGCAACAATGCCATTTAACATAAATGAATTTTATTCTTCAATCAATAAAAACGGTATATCAAGGTCTGACCTATTTGAAATTTTCTTTCCTGGTCCAAGTCAAGGCGATGACTTGAGGTTTAGAGCTCGTTCAGTGAATTTACCTGGAAGAAATGTCAACGTATTAGAATACTTTGAACTAGGACCAGAATATAAATTAGGATCTTTTCCAAATTACACAGATGTTTCTATCGAGTTTCTTTGCGGCGAAGATTTAAGCGAAAGAGAATATTTTTTAATTTGGCAGGACAAAATAGTTGGAAATCATAGAAGAACAAATTTCGGAGGATTTCTTCAATCGGAATACTATAAAGATTATGTACAAACTATAGATATAAACATTTATAATGAAGTTAGTACAAAAACTAAAACTGTTAGACTATTAGAAGCTTTTCCAACAACTATAGGAGATATATCTTATGATTGGGGAAATTCAGAATATGCCACAGTAGATGTAACTTTTGCTTATAGATACTATGAAACTGATAGACATTATGATGCAAATTTGAGACAGCAGGAAAAACAAAAACAGATACAAAGAGACTTGAATTTATATAGATCCGGGAAAGAATAACGACTTTGAAATGTAATTAATAAAAGAGGAAATATTATGGCTTTACCAAAACTTACTGCACCTGAATTTAAAACTGAAATGCCTTCTACAAAAGAAGAAATCATTTACCGACCTTTCCTTGTGAAAGAACAAAAACTTTTACTTATGGCTTCTGAAGGAGACGATGAAACCGAAATTTTACATGCAGTAGAAAACATTGTTGAATCGTGTGTATTGAATAAGAAAATTGTAGCAAGAGAATTGCCTTCATTTGATTTAGAATTCTTGTTTCTACGCATTCGTTCTAAATCAATAGGCGAAACTGTTAGTCTAACAGCAAAACATGATGAGGATAATGAGTGTCAGGAAACCACAGAAATCGAGCTTAACTTAGATGATGTAAATGTCGTATTTGACGAAGAGAATGATCCAATAGTGAAATTAAACGAAGAAATTGGATTAAAAATGAAATATCCGACCTTCAAGGTAATACAAGAAGTAAATGCAAGTGATAAAACCGAAACTGAAAAAAGTTTACTACTCATTAAAGAATGTATACTACAGGTATTCGATGAAGAAAATGTATACGAAGAGTTCACAGACGAAGAACTGGATGACTTCATAGAAGATATGACCGAAGACCAGTTACAAAGTGTACAGAAATTCTTTGCGACTCTTCCAGCATTAAAGAAAGAAATTACCTACAAATGCAAGGCTTGTGGTAAGAAAGAAAGTGTTACGATGGAGGGCTTAATGTCTTTTTTCGCTTAACCTTAGGTAATGAAAATTTATACTTTATGTATAAGATGAATAGCGACTTAATGTACTATCATAAATACAGTTTAACCGAATTAGAGAACATGATACCATTTGAAAGGAAAATATATATTGATTTATTAATAAAAACTCTAGAAGAAGAAAAAGAAGAAATAGAGAAGCAAAAAAATGGCGGAAATAGTTTCTAATAGCGACATTTTCAAAGAACAAAAGAAATACCAAAATGTTTCTCTGCGTTCTATGGAAAAATCTGTAAACCTATTAACCTCTATAGACAAAACCGTTAAAAGTTTTACGAAAAATCTAGAAAATGTTTCTTTACGAAATATAGGCGATACTATTTCCGAAAAGGAAAAGAAAAGCCTTAAACTAGCAACTAAATCCATTCTCGAAACATTTAGAGAGTTAAGTAAACCAATTCTATCTGTAATACAGAAAGGTTTCGAAAAATTATACCAAACAAATTTCGTTCAATTCTTCAAAGGATTAATAGTACAAAGTTATAAAGAGTTTAGAGACGCAACGAAACCAATCATATCCAGTCTCTTAAAAGGAAGCAAAGAATTACTTTCTTCTGGGTATGAAGCGGGTAAAAATTTCGTAGGGTTAGCTTTTGAATTAGGAAAGAATAAATTTCTCGAATCTGGTCCAGGAGAATTCTTAACCAAAAAAGTAGGTCAATTTAAAGAAGGTTTAGGAAGTTTAAAAGAAGGTTCTTTATCAGCTCTACGCAAAGGAAAAGATAGTCTACTTAAAAGCGGACCAGGGCAATTTATAACACAAAAGGCTAAAGGTTTCGGCGAGTCCGCTGGAATATTAAAAGACCTTTCTGTTAAGTTGTTCGGAGACTTAAAGAAATTTTCAGAAAAAGGATTGTCTAATTCAGGTGTAAAAACTACAGATGAGGAAAAGAAACCAGAAGTTTCAGCGTTAAAAGGTATAAAAGAAACTCTTGAAGAAACCTTAAATTTCTGGAAAGGATTAGTAGATAAATCTGATGACCCTGGTTCCAAAGATGCGAAACCGTCTTTACTATCAAAAATATTTAATCGAAAGAAAGACGAAGGATCTAGTGAAGATCCTTCGGAATCTTCAAAAGGAAAAGGAAGTTCAGGAGCTGCTAAGATAGGCGGTAAGTTAGGCGGGTTGATTGGAGGATTTATAGGAAGTGCTTTAGGTAATGCAATATCTGGTTTTGTACTCGCATTTGGAAACCCAGCACTATTTAAAGCAGCAGGAATATTTGCTGTAACTCTTCCTCTTATTGGCGCTGGTATTGGTGGTTTCATAGCAGCAGTTGGTGCTATTGCTAAATTTGGAATTGAACCTCTCGCTGAATCATTACCTAAGTTAAGCGAATCACTTAAAACGTTTGAATCTTTAGATGGAGATAAACTATCTAAAGTTTCTGTTGGCATAGAAAGATTTTTCGATGCTTTTGTAGGCGGTGCATTAGGAGGATTACTTTCTAATTTCACATTACCTGATCCCAAAGATTTAGAGAATCTAGGCAAATCCTTAAAACAATTTGAAGGATTAAACGCACAGAATGTAACAAATTCTGCTGTAGCTTTAGAAAGAATATTCCAAAGTTTAGAAAAGGCCTCAGGTTTCAAATTTGAACAAACCGATATTGAAAAATTAATCAATCTTTCTAAAGTATTGAAATCAATGGATGAAAACTTGAATGGAGATAATCTTAAAAAGATTGGAGAAGGCCTCAAACCTATAGTAGATAATACACAAAATCTAGGAACTATAGAATACAAGGTAAACGAAGGTAGTGAATTAGGACCGCTCGGCCAATTAGGAAAAGACTTATCTCAATTCAAAGATGTTAATATAGACAATATCAAAAATGTCGGACCAGCAATCGCAGCATTAGGAAGTGCCTTTAAAGATACAAAACTAGGCGAGTTATTTGGAACAATTAGTAATGCACTTTCGAAAGTATTTGGAGGAGAACAAAAATCTTTATCTGACCAATTAAATGAAATGGTCACTGGCCTCTCAGCGTTCGAAAAACTTGATGTTGATAAAATGCAAAGAATAGGACCCGCAATAAAATCATTGGGTCAAGGTCTAAAAGATGCTTCAGAAGGATTAAAGAAAGATTTTCTTTCTACTATCACCAGTATATTTGGTACAGAAGATGAAGGAAAAGCACTTGTCGATAAATTCACAAAATTATCTGAATTAGGCGAAGAGGGTGTAGCGAAAAGATTAACCGATGCAGGATTAGCTCTGCAAAAATTCGCATTAGGATTACAAACAATCGCTAGAACAAATTTTGATAATGTAGCTAAAGGTTTGGAATTGATTGTAAGCAAAATTAGACCTTTAATTACAGTTATGGCGAAAACGAAATTCTCGCCAGGAGAAACACTACAAGGTGTAGCAGAAGGAATGAAAATGTTTGGAGAGGTAACCATTCCTAAAGAATCGGTTGCACTTCAAGGATTTCTTGAAGCTGTCGGCAAAGGTTTAAAGACCTGGGAATTCAAAGAAGATTTCACAAAGACTTTAATTGATCTAAACAATGAAAAAGTTCTTGAACATATAGCTTTAAATGCACCTAAGTTTGAAAAATTCAGTGAAATGTCTTCGACAGGTTTAGTAACAAATTTTAAATCGTTAGGAGCAGGATTAGAACAATTAGCTGACTTTATCAATGATGGCGAATTGAAACATTTACATGAATTAGCAAAGACTGGAGTATTAAAACAACTTTCAGAAGTATTTAAACCTGATATTAATATCGAAAGTTATAATGCCATCGAACACAAGGGTATAGGCGATATCGATGTAAAATCGAAAGGTGCTGGTAAAAGCACGCACGATGGTGCCGGCGCGCATGATGGTTATCCTCGGAATAAAGTTTTAGGAACAGAAAAGATAGTAGATCCAGCCGAGATGGTTATTGGACAAACAGCCAACATGTCAAATATGCCGAAAACCTTTGTGAATAATTATCGCGCAAACCTAGAAAAACGTCTAGAATCTAATGCACCTAAAACTGTAAAAAGGATTGCACGACAAAATCTACAAAGATTGGATGAGGGTAGACTAACTGTGACTAAAACCGAAAAAGGATATAATTTTAAACCAACAAACCAATCCCAAGGCGGATCCCAAGGTGGTAGCCCAGGAATTGTTGCTTTGGGCGGACCACAATATAATGGTTCCGGTAACAGTACCACAAACAATTATTATACTACTCAACCCACAGATGCTGTAATCCTAAAGAGAAAGTGGTAAAAAAGAGGCTCAAGACGAACCTCTTGAAATGAAGAAAGAAGTCGTTATGCCTCTTCAGCTAACTTCTTGAAGAAAGACATATCATCATCTTCTGATTCTTCAGACTTCCATGGAAGTTCATCTGCATCTGAAGAACCAAACGAATCTTCTGCTTCAGCAACATCGTCAGCAAATGATTTGTTACCAGACGATACTGCTTCAAGACCAAGAACACGAGTCATTCTGGTTTTGAGTTCCGCGTAAGTCTTAAAGTTCTTAGGGTCAAGAAACTCTTGAAGAGAAAACTCTTTACCCCAAACGGCTTCGAGTTCATCGTCGTCATCCAACAGTGCAGATGGTGAACCAAACTCGGACTTATCATAGTTACGATAACCTTCGAAGTTACGAATCTTCATACGGAAGTTTGCGCCTTCCCAGAAGTCGAATGGGTTAACTGGAGTTTCATCATCGAACTCTGGGTGCATCATATCGTTAATCTTATCAAAGATTTTCTTACCGTACTTGTAAAGGTAAACATTACCTTCGCGTTCTGGTCGTGCTGGATCTTTTACAACATAAATGTTGCTGATGTAAGAAAGACGACGCTTCTGAGTACGAGCTTGATCTTTACCAGCGTCATCACCACGATTCCAAAGCATCGTGTTGTATTCACTAACTGGATCTTGCTCACCTAGAGTAGTGAGAGAGTTTTCGATGTACCAACCACCAGGGCCTTGAAAACCATGTGAGAACAATCGAACCCATGGTAGACTTTCACCTTGTGGTGCTGGTAGAAAACGGATGATTGCAGAACCGTTACCTGCTTTGTCTACTTCTGGTTGCCAGAAGCGGTCATCACCTGAACCTTTTTCACCGGACTGCATTTTGTTTGTTTCTTGTACGATTTTGTCGTACAGTGACTTTTTGTTTTTCTTCATATCTGCGAATGTATTCATAAGTATTTACTCCGTATTATTTGTATTAAAGTATATGTTGTTTTGTTCAACGAGTCCATTATATCATATTTGTATATGATTGTCAACCCCTAAATGGGGAGTGTAGCAAACATCGTGTTATCTTTTAATAACCGATTTTCTTTTGCCTCTATTTCAAGAAGCTCCATTATTTTCTTATTACGATGAAGAAGAGTGGCCGCAGTTTCTACTTCCATTCCATGTTCTTCGCAATAAAATAAGACCGCATCCATGAGGTCTAATCTATTTTCATTTGCAAATCTTTCAATTTGAATACAAAAATTATTCGAATCAATCATTATCTGGTCTCACACCTTTCTTTCGTTCTTGTTCATCCCAAAAACGAAGCTGTTTACGAATATAATCTTTAATCATATAAGCCATTGAAACATCACGCTTAACGCATTCAATATGAAAACGCCGTTTCAGAGCCTTCTCAATTCTCATATCCAATTTATCGTCGTGATTGTTCATTTTCTATAAAATATATGATTCCCGATAGTTACGGTTTTTTTCACTTTATTGACCCAATATGGTCTACATTTCTTAGCGTGAAAATGTATTGCACCGTTTGTAGGATCTTTATATTTACCTCTCAATATTTTTGAACTTAAATCTCTGGCACTTTTATATAGTCGTTGATCTTTTGGTACATCTGATATTTTATCATGTGTCCAAGAGAACTGTTTGCGTTGATAAACTACCTCACAAATTGAGTTGGGATATTTTTTTGATCTAACACGATTCAATGTAACATGACCAACTGCAATTTGTCCCTGTTTAATTTCACCTCTTGCCTCATGATATATGTTTAGTGCTAAACAATCTAGAGGCGTGGCAGCCATGACAGCTGCCACCATAATTTCTTTAGACATATTACTTCTTGTCGATAAACTCTTGTAACTGAGTTGCTTGCTTTATGATTTCTTCAGGAGTAAACATCTTAGGAAGATACTTAACATAATCCTTGTATAACTCCTTATTCTGTTCTGCAGCATTAAACAACAATGTATGGTATGCAGAAACATTTGTTTCATATTGCTTATCAAGCATATCTTTTGCCATTTGTAAAAGATCAAATCTTAGTTCATATGGATTCTTGCTCATCTTAGATTCCTCCGTATCCTGCTTTGCGCAGCCTTGCATCAAGGTCTACACGGTCAACCGCAGATTCTAGATTGACACGGTGGCGATTGTAATAGATTGCCGAACGTGTAATAGCTTCTCTTTCTCTTGCTGTAATCCAAGACTTAAACCAATTTTTAATTTTACTCATAACTTTTCTCCTGTGTGTGTTGTGTGTGTAAAATTTGCTCCGTTTGGGTAAAAAGGACGGAGCAACTCCTCCTGCTACTCTTAGGCAGCTAGAGCCATTTCAGGCTCAAAGTAAGCATCGTTTGCGTTTACTTTAGTTTGCTAGTTTTACATCATTCGCCTGATGAATCGTCAGTTTACCTTATCTCACCACGTCGAAACCTTGTCACCCCCATCAAAAGCATACTATCCTAACTCCTATCCTAAGATTATCTACGTCAGGTTTCCCTTATCTCGCAATGTCAAAGTTCAGGTCAAACCATAGTACGCTTTTGGTGGAGGTGGGGAGAATCGAACTCCCGTCCGCAATGCCTCCAGTTCACCGATTATACGATTATTCTGATTAAGAAACATACTAAGTTTTGGATTCGAACCTTGTCCTAGTGTTGTCCATCTGCACGTCCCACCGTACTGAACCTAGTATGTTTCTATTTATGCATCCATTATATCATAATCCGGTTACAATGTCAATCCCCTCTATTCAAATTATCGATAATCCAAGGTAAATTAAACCTATGCCAAGATGCTATGACAGAATTCGGAATAGAATAAAAATATTTTTGACGTTCTAACATAGTTTCAAAGGAATATTCTAAAAACATAGGCATATAATTGAAAATATTAGAAAGAAAAATCAAATTTCTTTTATCCTCATTAATATCAAAATTATTTACCAATACATCAATTTTTTGATACTCGACATTTCGTAAATCAATTTCTTCAAGAGATTTATTCCAATCAAAATCATTATGATTGGATCCAAATTTCGCCGGTAACCTATTAATATAGACATTTTTTATTTCATTTCTATTAATCTTAAATTCAAAATGTTTATTAACGATATCAACATCCTTTATTATATGTAAATTTTTCTTCCATTCTAGAATATATTCGTTATAATCGAATATAACTAATTTAGTATGTTTATGACCATAGTTAGTTAACAAATATTCAGAAATAGCGCCACTAGCTACACAATAAATTACATCATATTTAATATGACGATTTCTAACACCCTTGTCATGAACTAAACGAAAGCTTTCTTTCCATGTTTTACTCGTATTAATAAAAAATAAAGGTTTACTAACATTTCTTTCTCTACAAAGTTTGCGATAATCTTCTGTTTCGGTGTCCTTAGGATAAAGAAAAAATTTATGATTTCTTTCTTCGAAGAAGTTTTTTATTTCTTTACCATCTTCTAATACTTTTGAAATGTATTCAGATTGTGGAAAATTCTGAACCTTTATTTTTTCATGATTAGGCTTTATCCAATAAGGCGTATAATCGTGATGAATATTCTCTTTTGATCTATCAAATCCACGAACATATCCGCTATATCTGCCGAAAGAAGGTCTTCCTATTTTTCTCCAGTGCATCAAATTCAAAAAAATGCTTTGTTCATGTAACCAAACATAAGAATGATCAGGAGGTGCCATTATATGGCCTCTACAAGGTTCCTCATTTTCAACAAATTCAAAAAAACATTCATATATTTCTTTATATTCATATACGCATCCTATAGAACTCACAATAACATGGCTATATTTTTCACATTTATCTAAACCTTCATCTATAGTTTTTGAAAATAAGATATCAAAATTAGAATTAGGAAAATAAACCGAAGAAAAGGTAACATCAACTAATGTTTTTTTGTTATCATTCCATACTAAATTACATCTTCTAGACGATTCTATAATAAGGTGAGCAAATTTACAATTTGATTGTTTATGAACATTTGCTAGAAGAAAATCAGTATATTCTTCATAGGTCATTAATTAGGACTAGCTAGTGCACCACCACCATGTCTAACCACTGGTCTTGCTGGAAGTTCAAGTAATACAACTTGTGGACCAGCGGCAGGTTCAGGAAGTAGGTTCGGATCAAAGTCATCCTCAAGAAGAGGAGATGGTGGTACAAGAGCTAACAAAGGACTACCTGGCGGAGGTGTTCCAAAAACGTCTTGTTTATCAGCTTCAAGTGTAGAACCTAGATTCTGTTTACCCATTTCAAGAATGCAATATCGTTCACCATCTGTTCTTACAACCGCAAACTCATTGGTCTTTTCGTTATGATAAAACAAAACTGTAATATTCTTGGCTACTTCTGATTCTCCAGTAAAAGAAGAAAAATCATAACCCTTTCTTCTAACAAATTCGTTAAATGTTTGTTCGTCGCTACAAGCCATGAGTGTGGGAAACAAAGACATTTCCAATTTAGGTTCTTCTTTCTCTTGTACTTGTTCAATAGATTTGTCTTTCTCTTTCCAAAAAGGAGATGGAATTGGAGTCTGTGAATTTGCATGTTGTGCAAACGTAACTAAAAGAACAAAACTTAAAAATGGTAACAATCTCATGATACTAACCTCTGTGTAAAAAATTCATGATTTTTATAATCATATGGTTTTGTAAGAAAGGTTTGAGGTTTATCGTTCTCGACTGCAATCAAAACAATATTATAATGTATCTCGTCGCCATACATTTCTTCAAACATAAACGAATATGCTGCACACTGTAAAAAATAATCTTCAATCCATTCTTTCTTCTTCGGTTTAGATGATGTTTTAAAATCTATAACACATCTAAAACCATCACAATTAGCAATGCAATCCACTTGCCCTGCCAATTTGTATTTATGAGAAAACAGAAACGCTTCCTGCATATATACACTCGCGATGTTCGTGTCAAGGTATGGTCGCATTGACTCAAACATTTCTATGTGAGGTGGAAGATGACCTTGGGTATAATCTTGTACACCATTAAGGTAATCTTCGGCCATTTTGTGAACCTTTGTTCCTCTTGAAGCGGCAATACGGCTGATACGGTTGGCTTCTTCTTCACCAACTCTTTGACGCCATTCAAAAAGAGACTTCTTCTTTTCTGGGTTTTTACCGAGAGCCGTTGTTACGCTCTCATAGGTTTCATCTGTATCAGGTATCTTGTATCTACGACCTTCAGGTGTAGTTACTCTTTCCATCAGATAGGGTTCATATTTACTCATTTTCGGATTCTTTTATTTGTTTAGACAAAGTTTTAATGACATAATCGACTTTATTATTTTCTTGTTTCGAAAGATAATGCATTTGGTCTCTATAATTAGAAAGTTCTAACATTTTTAGCCACATGTTATCGCCTTTTATTATTTGTTCTTCTCTATTTTTCATAGTACAAAATTGGTATACTAGATTTTCAGCTTCTTCACCGATCAATTCTCTAACAGTATATCTAGATATATTTAATTGTTTGGATTCATGATAATAGTCAGTTCCGTATATACTATGAAATAACCCTGCTTTAGCTACAAAACTTGGAAGTTTACTATGATTATCTAAAAATCTATAAGTATTATAAAGATGTTCAAATAAAGTTTTGTCGCCGTGACCCAAATCCTCAGTAATTTTTTTAATGAATAAAAAAGCTTTATCTGTTTTATTCACCGGCATGTAGTTGAAAACTAATATTTTTTTAGTAGCGCTACAAGCTCTACTGAGAGGAGTGGCTGAATGAGGTATCTTTCCATCAAAAATAAATAATCTATTATATTTTGGCATAACTGATTTATATATGTCATATCCGTTTTCTTCATATAAATTTGTCATACCATACCAATCAGGATTCCAATCCTGTGTGAGATACAATATAACAGTCTCACATTCAGAATCCCAGTCTAATTTCGAAGAAACATCTTTATGAATATACGCATCAGTACCATAAGTATAATACTTATAATAACATCTATATAGACCTCTTTTTCCTATTATTTCTTCTATCTTATCGGAAATAAGATTTATGTAATAATGATTATTTTCAAACGAAGGAGTAAGTTTCGTATCTAAATTAAAAGCTTTAGAATGGCTAGTAATGATTTTCGACCAATGACCAAAATCATAATCTAAATCTCTATTTGATTTCCAACCAAAAGAAACATTATTACGATAATAATACTCAATAGCATTCAATGTATCTAAATCTAAAAAATCATCAATGACCTGTTCTTTCATTTCTTTCCACGAAAATGTTTATTCACTAGATTTCTACGCACAACAGATTTACTATCTTTTGCACCATGTTTATCGGCTAACGCTGAATACGGGTTTGATTCAGCTACTCTTGACAAAGTTTCATTCCATCCACCATCTGTCTTATCTTT